GTCATCCGAAACAAGGTGTCAGGCGATATCACCACCGCGCGCAGCTGCGCATTCCAGAAACAGCCGGATCACGCTAACGCCAAAGTCGGCAATACGGTGTCGTGGGTATTTGACGCCGGTAAAGTTGACCAACTGCTGGGGGAGTTCTAACTAATGGAATTTGAAATCAAAGGCGTCAACTACCGTACCGCCAAACTCGACGTTTTCCAGCAACTGAGGGTCAGCCGTAAGCTTCTTCCGGTGCTGGCAGGTCTGGTCAGTGAGTTTTCCACGCTGAAAGCGCAGGCCGCCGCCGGTAACTCCGGCGCCGTGCTGGAAAGCGTGCTGCCGAAAATTGCCGATACGCTGGCAGCGCTGCCGGATGACGACGTTAACGCTGTGATTTATCCGTGTCTGGGTGTCGTCTCACGCCAGCACGAAAAGGGCTGGGCGAAAGTCTTCGATCGGGGCGTCCTGATGTTCGACGATATCGACCTGTTTACGATGCTGCAGCTGGTGGCGCGGGTGGTCGCCGACAGTCTGGGAAATTTTTTGAAAGAACTCCCAGACAGCGAGACGGAGGGCCAGCCGCCGCAGGCCTAACGCTCGAATCCCTGCCGGAAGGC